CTTTTCAAGCTGTGAAGCTTTGGCACCTATGATGACCGTGACTGGCGCGGCGTGGTAGTTGACAATATCAGCAATGTCAGTAGCCGTTTCATTGTACGCACGGTTAATGTTAATAATATCGTTGCAGTCAGATAGACCCCAAGGACTACCAGAAATACGGACATTAGGAATATGTATAACAGGAATTGTGCCCAGAGGGTTAGGTCGCGAGTCAATGAGCTCATCGTTGATGTACTCCTCGATGATGTCGTCTGTAAGGATTTCGGTATAAGTAAAGACCTGACGTGTTCCTTCTAGTGAGGTACCCCAGAAACGATACTTGAGCTTAAAGCGAATAAGGCGCTCGCGGTCATGTGGGTGGAACTCTGGGAAGCAGAATGATGAGTTTAACGGCAATACGCGAACGCGGCCTGGATGTTGACGGCCAGCTGGGTCTACGTATGCTTCCTCATAAGCTACCTTAACAAAGCAGTCACCAGATACTGACCCCTGTTGACCGATTTCCCACAGAACAGTGGCTTTGTTATTGTCTACTTCCCAGACCCGCTCAAGCAAATCAGGAATAATAGCTTCGGTAGCTTTAGGGCTGCGGAAAGTTACGCCCTTTCCGAAGGTGAAGTTAATAACAAAATCTGTAAAAGCGCGATAGTAGTTAAGTACCATCTGGGTTTCGCCAGTTTGACGGCGGTAAGACCAGTGGTGGCCAAGGTACATGGCCCAGTTAAGTGAGTAACGGTTGAGGCGTGGACCGTGTACTTCAAATTCTTCGTCTGCTAGTTCTACAAGTCCCAGTGGGGAAATGGAGATGGTTAAATCGGAAGAAGCTGCGCGATAACTCGGAGGCGAGAAATCAATACCGCTCACCAATCACCTCTTTCCCTGTAGTAGCTATAGGGTAACACTTTTGTCGATAAATCTGTAAAGCGACACGCTATCTAAAGCGTTCGCCGCGAATAAGGTTCTTGCCTACTGGCTTAGTAACCTTCTTCTTTGCGTTTTCTTCTTTCTTGTCTTTCTCTTCTTGCACATAATCCCTAAAGCGTGGGTCAATCTCTTTCTTTGACTGCACGAATTTGCCGCCCATCTGGACATAGCGAGTATGAACCCAGTGAGCAGCTGCAGGGGAGGGATAAGTAGTAAATTTTGTGCGCGCCTGAGCAACAATCATGTTCCATTGCTTAGGGTTAGCGGGTAAGCCCTTTGGGCCTTCCTTAACTTCTTTACCTGAGATAAGTGCCATAGTTATATCTAGTTAGCCCCTGCTAGCTCGTGCATAGCAGGGGCGTTTAACTAGTTAATTAGTCCTGGACTACAGCAGCGTTGTGTGGTTGCTGGTGAGCTCCGCTACGAGTAACTTCCTCGATGCGGTTGTCACCGTGGTCTGCAAAACCACCTGCTGCGAACTCAGAAAGATGTGATGGGGCTTCTACCCAAGCAGCTGAGCCAACGTGAGCGCGCTCGCGCATGGTCTCTTCTGGAAGCTTTTCGAATACATTCTGGTTACGGTTTGGGCGGCCTGGAACAGGGGCATATCCCTGCATAGCGCCCTTTGTGAATTCGTTTGGAACATCGGTATCAGTCGCGATGCCTTCTTCAAAACGAAGTGGTCCACGTTGTCCTGCAGTAGCTGGGGAAACCTTACGGTCGTAAACGTTTCCTGGACGCTCTGGGAACTTTGGGTCTGGTGCAATTGCCATTTAATGACTCCTTATAGGTTGAGGTACCTCGTAGAAAAGTGTGCTACAGAATCCCTGTATAGTCAGGCTAAAGATGTAATTATCTAAAAAATGGTGATGACGAAACCTCAACAGAGGGCATGGTCAAATCCATAGTTAGAGAGCAGGCAATAGCCAAACTATCGGCGTAGTCGTCGTGGGCGTGGGCTTCGTCCGGCGCCTTAGCCAAGAAGTTAGGACCAGTGAACTTAGTCTCTAGGTCAGTCATCTGTTGGTAAAAGCGCTTGTAGGTCTTTAACCTGCGTGTTTTTGCGTGTGCGGGCCAACCAACCATGCGACGGTCAATAAGAGCTTTAAGGTGCTTCCAGCGCTTAGATTGTTCTGGCTGGCTACTGCCTAGAGCATGAACTTCGGCTCGGGGAAGAAGAAGCTTAAGGCGCTGGGCTACTGCGTCACCCACACCGTTAGCATCCACGCCAACAGCCAGTACATCGTAATTCTGTAAGAAGTTAACAATCTGAAAGTACTGGTCTTCCCAGTCATCTCCCTGGATTTCCAACCAGTTAAGTATACGGTGGTCAAAGTAGCCAAACTCATCTGGGCGGTCCCAGTCAACCCACACCACGGTAACAACCGTAGAGTCAAGCTTACGCGCTGGGTCAATGCCAACGACTACAGGGGTACGGTGCCAAGCCTTTACGGTTTCTGAGGAAGTATCGCCTAGCTCATCCATAAGGGTAGAGGTAACAAACATACCGCGTTCGAGCAACCACTTGCAGCTGTACGACATCTGGAATTCATCTGAGTCCTCGCCGATACGAAGCATCTCTTTCTTGATGAATTTGCCATAGTTTGTGTTGACCTTGGCTACATCACGCCAGTCCCATTGAAAGTGGTTCTGTCTGTTACGCCCTGTTTGACGGCGCTCGTTTAATTTGATAGAGCGGTAGAAGTTGTTCTTGTGTGTGGTGGGGGTACCTGTCTTAACCATTGTTCCCGAGTAGTACGCCAACATAGGGGAGATAGACTTAGAAACTACAAAGTCATCCGCTTCTTGGCACTCGTCAATAACAATCATATGGAACGACTTAGATTCAATTTTTGCGCGAGGGTTCGCAGTCATCATCATGAGGCTACTGCCTGAATTTTTAAGTTTGATTTGTCGTGTTACGCCAGGCACCTTACCTAGGGAATCATCAATCTCTGGGTCACCGAGAATCTCTAGTGCGCGCTCAGATGTAAGGCGGTTAACAGTACGACCAAAGAGAGTTTCTACCTGGCCCTCGACAGGAGCAAACATGCCAATCCAGATACCATCCTTAAACTGGCCTAGGAGGTCTGGGTACATCTTGGCAAGGCGAGGAAGCAATACCATGAGAGTAGCCACGGTATTAGCAATAGTTTCTGACTTGCCTGACTGACGAGCAGCAAGAGCGGTGATTTCTTCGCCGTCGTTAATGATTACTGACTCGATAATACGACGAGCCAACGGCATTTGATAAGGGTGCAGCTCATGCCCTACAAGAGCAGTCTGGAACTGGATACAGCGGTCTACTAGCTTTTTGACAAACTCTTTGGAGAGCTCATCCAGCTCTTCTATTTCTTCCTCGGGACCCTCATCTTCTTCCAGGTCCTCGGGGTAAAATTCTTCATCTTCTTCGTCTAATAGTTGGTCCATGTTAGCCCTAGTTTAGATTGAAACGAAAAGCCTGGGCGGTTAAACCCAGGCAATTCGATGCCACCACGGGGAGAGGAAGAGAGGCAGGATTAGTGTAGCATAAAAGTCGATAAATCTATTTATCGCGACATGCGGTTGTACATAGCATCTACAACAGCGTGTAGGGCCTCGGCTCCTTTAAGGGCTTCTGTTAGGTAGACCTGTTCACGGCTGCGCTGGTACATAGACAAGCAACGCCCTAGCTCGTATATAGATTGGTCAATCCAGGACTCGAGCTCCCCTGTAGGAATCTTAGATACGCGCTTAGCTATCTGCTCTGAAAAAGGCTTGTCCCAGTTCTTCTTAGGCTTCTTGTTGAACATTTAATCCAGGGAACCCTTCTCGTCGTTCCTCATCTCTAGCGCGCATAGCGTTTACAAGAAGGATGTCGATGTCCTCGTCTGTAAGGAGATGTGGGTTCTCTACGGTCTTAAAAAGAATTCCTGCGTAAAAACCAGGCTTTGTAAAAGGCATGCGGAATACCAAACAACGGCCCTTTCGAAAAGGCAGGTCGGTCTCTTGAGTATGGCCGACTTCAACAACGGGTAGGAAGTGGCGGTGATAGTACTTTAGCTTTCCAACGTATAGTGGTCCGAGTGTTTTCACGGTTATCCTTTCGGGAAGTATACCTCGTCGTATGTTATAGCTTTTCCAGCCTGAATGCGACTTGCAATACTGGCTGAGTAGCTAATCTTTTCTCTTGTGCTCTCTGACAAGGCTTCGGTGTTAGCTGGTCCCATGTCTGGCCATGTATCCAGCCCACTAGCGCGAAGGTAACGCCCAGTTGATTCTGAGCGTGTAAGGCCTTGCCATAGCTCCACTGGCACGTTGTTATACTGCCACCAAGTGTTATCTCTAAAAACAACCACTAAAGTAGAGGTTGTTGGATTGTAGGCTACTGTCAAAGCTCGTGGGCGTGATGGGTTACTGGTTGGGGCGTTGAATTCCTGCACGCCAACGTTCTCTACATCTTTAGGTATTTCTACCTTAAACTCTTCGTCTGGTCTGATGGCTTCTTTGAAGTTATCCGCCATCATCTTTTTAAGGTTAGGCCTGGCCATTAATCCTCACAAACGTGGTCTTCGGTTTCGGTCTCTAATACTCTAGCCATACATACGGCGCAGCGCAAATACTTTGGCGGGCGATAGTTATTTTGGACAGTTGCCCCTAGGGGCATATCCCCACCATACTCAGATGTATCGTAGTCGGCAACAATCTCTGGCTCATCAAAAAGCTCCCGCGGAAACGGTCCGCGAGGAGAGGTCAATCTGTCGGGTACTGGATGTACTTGTTTTGCTTGGTGCTTAATTACTCTCATCAGTAGGCGCCGCCTCAGTAGGTGCTGCTGCAGCCTTCTTCTTTGCTGGAGCTGGCTTCTCTTCTTTAATAGGAGAGACTAGAGGAAAGTGCCCAGCATTTGCACGGTCTTGCAACCAAGCTGGTAAGCACATTGTGCAGTAGTTTGCCGCGCTAACTCCTGGGTCAGCGTGTGTATAAGAAGCATCGTTTGAGCAGTTGTCGCACTTGACGGCCATGTTGTCCTCCTGTTGTTAAAGCACCAGTATAGACGAAAAAGGGGGCCAGATGTGCTCTGGCCCCCAGTTTCTTAGTAATTACTTAGTTGCAGGTGCTGCCGCATCTACAGCTGCCTTAGCGACAGCCTTTTGCGCGTCTGCCACTGCTGCAGTAGCAACAGAGGTCAAAGCTGCGGTAGTAACTGAGTCAAGGTGCTCTTGCTTAGCAAGGTCTGTTACGACACCCTTTGGGTTGAACTTTGCCAACAATGGGCCAACAACACCGACTACTGCAGCCCAGAGGACGTGCTTGATGTGATGGTTTCCTGTTTGCCAGATTGCTACAGCTGCTGCTGCAGTTGCGTACACGTAGTGCTCTGCAAGAGCCTTTTCAGAACGTGTGATTTTCATTTATTGCTCACTCTCTATGTTGTTTGCGTATGGTGTTACGATGTGCGACTCTTCCGCAATGTCTGGCCGTGAGGCTGGATTATGCGGCACCGCACCCCCTGTGAGGGCAGCTAATGCTACCTCAGTTAGGTGGCTGGGGTCAACTGCGAAGTTACTTGCCTTCCAAGTCACTAGTCCTGCCACGCTTGCGAGACTTACGGCTTTCGGGTCGCTTATCGGTAGCTTGAACGGCATCGTGAACCTCCTGAATCTTCCTAAGTATGGTTTCCACGTGATTATGGGTGGCTTGGTCCAGCTTTAGGTCTTTACTAATAATACGCCTATCTTCGTCTCCTGTGCGGTTAGTGGCGTTCAAAAGAAGCCCAGAAAGAAGTATAGACTCTAAGGATACGGTAAGTGTAAGCAGGTTGAATGGGTACGGGTCAAATACCGCAAACACCATCCAAAGAGACCAAAAAATTATGTGAATAATCAGGAACCAAGGCGAGCCGAAGGCTATAGACGCCCAGTCTGACATTCTTTGGAAATACTTCATTAAGCTCCTGCTTCCTTAATCATTGAGGCGTAGGTCGCCGCATCTAAGCCCTTAGCGTTTTTAAGGGCTGTGAACTTCTTCTGGTAAACGGGTACCAGCGCCAAGTCTTCTGCGGTTAGTGTGCCTTTGACTAAGTTGCTTGGAAGTAGACCTGCTTTAGATAATGCTGTTTCCACAATAGTTGCTGCTTGGTTTTTGTAGCCAACCTTAAAAGCTGAAGTTCCAGGAAAAGGTGGGGCAACAAGAACGGTAGCTGACTTAACTGGTGGAGTGGTAGAGCTGTGTGTGGCAATTGCCGCCCCTCCACCACCAAGAGCTGTTACACCAGCAACGCTGGCAGCTAGCGGCTTGCTAGTTGCAGTCTTAGCAATAGCAGGCTTTGAGCCCTGCTCATACGCTGGTCGCACAATAGCAAGGACGTAGAGGTATGAGCGATGGCGAAGATAGACACCGTGACCGTCGTACTGAGAGGCATCTGTCATATGCTCTGGTCCAGTGTTTCCACCGATTGTTGTGATTCCATCTCTAGAGGCAGCCACTACAAGCTCAACGTGGTCAGCTATGCCGTTACCAGCCCATGAGAAGAAGACAAGGTCTCCAGGAAGAGCTGAATACTTGTCCACAACCTGCTTGTTCTTTTGGAACCAAGTTAATCCAGCTGGGCAGTAAGAAAAGCCTTTAGGAGTTTGAGCAGCCACAAGATGTGAGGCATTTGCTTGTGCAAAACACCACGAGATAAACATGGCGCACCAAGGCTCATTAGGGATGCCGTACCAGTCGCCGTACGGATTCTTGTCCGTGGTTCCGCCGTAGAAGTTAACTTGCTTCTGTGCAATGTTGATAATGTCTACGCCAGCTGTCATTTGCCTAGCTCCTTCTGCGTTACTACTTCAGCAGCAGCCGCTGTTCCCGCCTTTCTGTAACGAAAGGTTTCCCAGAGCGGCGCTGGAATTTCATGAATACCGTAGCGAGTACGGTGATGTGCTTCGCAGAGAACCTCAAGGTTTCCTGGGCTCTCAATCCAGTTTTGAAAATCCTCATCATTAGTAAAGTGGACACCAAATGCTTGCTCCACCTTGGCTGGGTCCATATTGTTAACCTGAGAGAACTCAATGTGGCTGTGGTGAAGTTCTGCGCCACCTGAGCAAAAGTCGTCGTTTATTACACACTTCCAAAGACCAGCTTTCTTGATGCGAGCCTTTGCTTGATTAAACAAGTGATAGTGCGGGTCAGATTCACGTGGTTCGTGCTCAGGCACGGAAACAGCAAGATGCAGATTAAGGTTGTTTTTGTGAGCGTCTGTCACTGGTAAATTAACCTTTCTGCTAAATCTCCTGGGGTAACAAGGTTGTCTGGTTTATTCACCAACTCGATGCCAGCTTTATCATAAGCAATGGCTACTAGCTCTGAGCAGATAACTCCGTACTGCTTTGCGGCATACTCCATGAGTTTTGTATTAGAAAGTACCTTTAGCCCTAAAATACGAAGAGCTAGTACAAAAATGTCAAAGAAACCATAAGGTCGCCCGACTAGGTCTACCGCAGCATTTACGATGGCGGTACGTTGAGCTGCGGTCAGCTCTTCGTGCTGATTCCACGCAATAAGCGGGTACTTGGTGATTGGGCTCAGCTCAACCCCAGTTGGGTTAGCCTCAACTAGACTATGCTCATCAACACAAACAACTGCGTGATTCCAGCGGCTCATGGTCCCTAAGCGGATTAGCTTGCCAAAGAACCCCTTGGTCTTAATTACTCCGTAGTCTCCTGGACGTGGCGTATAGCTCATTCTAGCCCCTCATCAACGTGCTGCTCGAAGCGACCCTCAAGGCGAGCTAATTCGACTTGAATTGTCTGCTGGTTTTCTCTAAGCTCTCGGATTAACGGCAAGACCTCTAGGCGAATTACATCGCTAAGTGAGCTTCCGTGGTTAGGCTTTAGTTCAGATAAATAGTCTTTAACTAAAGTCTCAGTGTGATTTTTTAATACCCAGCGGGCAACCGCCAAAACGGAACCTCCAATGAACAAAGCGGATGAAGTTGTTGCTATAACGGTTGCTGTATCCATTGTCAGCCCAGTTCTCGATAAATGTCTAATAGGGAGAGTTGGGATGATTGTCCGTAAGAAATATCACAAAACGTGCAATATATGTATATTTTACAGTAAAAATAAAAACTTTTCTGCTCAAATGCTGTCTAAGAGTTGACAGAGGCCGTATCTCTAGTGTTTCCTTAGTAATGCAACTGAGAGGAGCAGCGATGCTTAATATCAGAATCAACCTAACGGTTAACGTAAGAAAGGTTACAGCGGTAGTGATAGCTATGTGTGCTGTATGGAGTCAGCTCCTTACGCCCGCCAACGCGCTTCCAGTAACCCCACAGAAAGAGAAGACAGTGACAGTGTCTCTTGAGTACCTTACGGTTTCAACCACACGGTCGGGTGCCAAGACAGCCTTGGCTAGTACTTACATTAAGTACTTTGACCCTCAGACCATTGCGTTCCTAACGGAATACGCAAACGGGAAGTCCATGGCAGAATGGAAATGCCTGGACAACTTGTGGTCCAATGAGAGCCACTTCAATCCCAAGGCGCTAAACATGGGTTCCCATGCTTTTGGCATAGCGCAGTTCTTGCCCTCAACCTGGGGCAATTACAACATCAAAAAGACGGCAAATGCCGCCTTACAAATTCAATACGGACTACGTTATATTGACGTAAGATATGGAGATGCCTGTAATGCTTGGAGCTTCTGGAGGAAACATCAGTGGTACTAACGCACCATATTTTGATGGAACCCAGGTCTGTGCTCAAATAGACCCAGAGCTATTCTTTCCAGATAATCCAGCGGAAACTCCCGTAAAGCTACGCGTAGTTAAACCTATCTGTAACAGTTGCGACTTCCAGGTACCTTGCCTGGAATACGCGGTAGCTAACCCCGAGCTTCTAGGAATCTGGGCAGGCACAACGGAGAAAGACAGACGAGAACTCAGACGGCGCACCAAAAGACGAATTGCATAGCAAAAAAGCCCCCCGCTTACGCGAGGGGCTTTCTTGTTTTAAAGTTAAGCTACGTAGGTAAATGTACCATCTTGCGTGCCTGGGTTTTCGCCAGTAGCAAGCTTGTAGATAACCAAGTTAACTGCAGTACCAACAGTTTGAGTACCTGTTACAGACTGGCTGTAAACGGTACCTGCGTTGTTCAGGGTAGCTCCAGAAGTTGTGTAAGTGACTGTACCTGTGTTGAAGTTAGACAAACCAAGTTGACGGTCAGCTTCCTTGTAGGTAAGGCCAGTTACAGATGGAACTGAAGCAGTCGATGCAGAAGCAGCGATTGTCACAACAGCAGTTCCAGCAACACCTGTCAAAGCAGAGTCTGTAGCAGCGTTTGTGACTGTGAATGATGTAGGAGTTGCAGATGCAATCGTTACAGCAGACAAGTTAAATGCTGATGCAGTTGTGTAAGTAGGTGCGTAGTACTGGGTAGCAATTGGCTGAGATGAGCCAGCTGATACGTAGTTGTACAAGCCAGAGATTGTGACAGTCTGACCTGACTGGAAGTTGTTGTTAGCTGTGTAGGTCACTGTGCCGCCAGAAGCAGAAACAGCAGTTACAGTAGCTTGCAGGGTGTAGGCTGGGTTGAAGCCAACAGTCTTGTTTGCAGCATTTGCTGGATAAGCCTCGTAGTTGTTTGTGATTTGTACGTGGTTGTCAGCAGGGACGGTGTAGCTGTTTAGGCCAACAGACTTAGACAAGTCAGTTGCTGCAATCTTAGCGCTTGCAATGTCGGTGGTTGTGCCCCATGCGACGTCAGCGCCAATTCCTGGAATGTTTCCAACGTTGGTTGAAGCTGAGCCTGTAGCACCTGTAACAGCACGGTCAGTGACTGCGCTGGTAACGGTAAACTGGGTACCTGAAACAGAGGCAAGAGTTGCGCCTGTGAGGTTGAACGCAGATGCGTAGGTACCTGTTGCGGTTGAGGTTGAGCCAGTTGCAGCTGAGGTAACTGTGAAGTTAGTGCCAGCGTTAACAGCCAAGATGGTCTTGGTGCCGTTAAAGCCAGATGCAGAAGCACCAGTGATGGTGATTGACTGTCCAGCTGAGAGGCCAGTTGTGTTAGAAGTAGCGTAGGTGACAACGCCAGCAGATGCTGTGATGCCAGTGATAGCTACAGAGCCGTTAAGGCCAGAAATGTTTACGACTTCACCTGCGTTGAACTCATTAGCTGAGGTGTAGGTGATGGTTCCGCCTGAAGCAGAAGCAGCGGTTACAACAGCGGTAAGGTTATCGCCGTATCCGCTTCCTGAAGTTCCGCCTGTAGCATTGTACGACGGAGATGTAACGCGGTCATCATTGGTTTGAGCTGGGAAGTTACCCCAGACAAAGTCAACAGCTACGTTACCGCCAGATACTTGCTTGTATCCGGAATCGCGAATTACTGTCATTAAGTTTCCTATCTCTAGAGAATATAGCACCTGATATCAAGGGTGCAGAACTATTGTCTAGTAAAAACAATAGGATGTCAGCGTTAAGGCTATCCGCCTACCTGCACACGGCTGTAACGAACAACAACAATTCCAGAACCACCAGTACCGCCAGAGTATCCAGTTGAGTTTACAGAGGTAGTACCGCCTCCACCGCCACCAGTGTATTGACTTCCATTACCGCCGTTGCTGTTGTTTCCGCCAGAACCGCCACCGCCAGTACCGCCAGTACCTTGAGCACCAGCTCCACCGCCGCCGATAAACCCGCCAATAGGTGGCCAAGATGTGTAGTCAGCACCAGCACCACCAGCGTTTGAACCGCTAGGTGCGTCTGCCCCAGCACCACCGCCACCACCAGTACGTCCGCCGTTAAACACACCAGAAAAGTAATTGCTTCCGTTATGTCCTTGTCCAGCAATACCAGTACCTGCCGAGACGCTATGGTCAGAAGTTGTGTAGTAGGCAGTGTAACCAGCTCCAGAGCCACCATTACTTGAAGCCCCACCAATATTGCTAGAACCGCCGCCAGTAACGCTGTAAGAACCAAGGCTGGTATTACCGCCTACATAGCCGCTAGGTCCGCCGCTACCAACTTGAACAGAATAAGTATTTGGTCCCAGAACAGTATTTGCAAAAGTTGTTACGCCACCAGCTCCACCGCCGCCGCCAACAAGTAAGTTTGTAAACGGTGATGTTGTGTACTGCGCGCCCATACCGCCGCCGCCACCAGCAACAAGAAGAATATCTGCATTAAGATTGCCATTAGTAACAGACAAAGTACTAGCACCAGTAAATGTACGATAGTAGTAGGTGTAGTCTGATGTAAGAGTTCCACCAGTAACAGTTGGAATACTTCCGCCATCAATTTGATTACGAGAGTAACGAAGAATTAAAACACCAGATGCTCCAGAAAAACCATGATAGGGGTTGTAGCCGCCTCCGCCGCCACCGCCGCTGTTAGGAGTTCCGCCGCCAACACCTTGTTGACCACCCGCTCCACCGCCTGAGTTACCAAGTCCTGGGCTACCTTGTATTAGTGAGCCAGAACCAGAACCGCCACCACCAATATACCCTGAGCCATCACCAATTCCAGTTACAGATAGCCAAGTTGAGTACGTGTTTACTCCGTTACCACCATTGCCTCCGCGAGAGCCTGCTTGCGGTGCATATTGAGCATTAGTACCTGCTGTGCCAGCGCCACCACCGCCAGCACCGACGTCAATAGTGGATGCTCCACCTCCGCCATGACCCTGCCCAGCTACGCCGGTTGTAGTTCCATTTCCTCCGCCGCCAGAGCCACCAGAGTTACCTTCATAAGTAGTGTAGCTTCCGCTACCGTTTACAACTCCGCCACCGCCGCCACCGCCAACAGCGTCAATGGAGATTGTTGTGCCGCCCACAAGATTAGTAAGCGTTGTGTCTCCGCCGTTGCCGCCAGTGTTTCCGCCACCGTTAGTTCCGCCTCCGCCAACAGTTACTCTGTACGTGCCATTAGTAAGTAGTTGAGCGCTTGTGTAAAGAACACCACCAGCTCCGCCACCTGAGCCGCAAGTGCTTCCGCCTTGACCGCCGCCCGCGCCTCCGCCAGCTACTGCAAGAATATCTGCGGTTACGTTGCCGCCAGTAATGGTTAAAGTAGCGCTTGATGTAAAAGCCATGTAATAGTAGTTTGAGTCTGAGTACAGTGTTCCACCAGAGATGTAGGGTCCACTTTTGCCCAACTCGCCGTATCCACGAGCTGAGTCAGCTGCTCTTGTACTTAAAATTGGCATGTATAAACCTTAAGCAAACTTAATCTGTGAAGCCAATACTGTGTAGGTAGCGGAACCAGTCTTAATAATAGTAAATGAGTAAACGTCTAACGCTGAAGCGTTTCCAGAGTTTGGCACTGTTCCACCTTGCCATCTAGGGCTTACGCTAACGCCGTCAATACTAATAGCGTTTACGTAGTAAGGTGTTGCACCGTTAGTATTCATAAGAACAACTGTAGTGGCATTTCCTATATTAGGTAGATAGTTGTTCATACTAGTGGTGTTGTTGCCAACAAAGTTAACGCTAATATTAGTTGTTGCTGCAGAGCCGTAGTACAGGACAGATTGAGTAGCGCAGTTATAGGTAAGTGAACCTGGAATGGCGCCAGAGTTGTAGGTCGCAGTCTCAATCAAAGAAGCGACTGAAGCGTTTGTCAGACTTCCACCAGCAATTGTTGGCGCGTTTACGGTTGGGGAAGTGAGAGTAGAACTAGTAAGAGTTACTCCGTTGAGAGTAGATACTGTAGTGCCCGAAGGAATAGAGGTTGTTCCGATTGTTGGAGCTGTATATCCAGCGCTTGGGTTAATCCACTTTAATCCAGAAGTTTGAGTAGGGTCTACACTCAAAACCTGACCAGTTGTTCCTGCTGAGAGGTTAGTTGCGGTAGCCGCTGCGGAGCCTACAATTAAATCGCCTTTAGCTGTTATTACTGAATTCTTTACATATTGAGAGTGTGAGTCCCCAACAATACCAAGCTCAATGTTTGCTAAGCGGGCGGCTACGCTAGAAAATGAAGTAGAGGTTCCTGTCCAGCCAGTAGTTGCTGGTGTGGTTGACACGTTAGGGGTAGTACCAAGGGTACTTTCAATAGCAGTAACTTCATCCTGCAAAATGTTAGGGTGCGAAGCGTCAATAACGTCAATAGTATTTACGTGCGGAGTAAATACGTGGACGGAACTTGGATAGGAAGCGGTCATTTCATCCCTTTCAACAGTAGAACAAGTCTACTTGTTATTGAGCTAGTTTTGGTGCTCTCCGTTAGGTCCTTTTCCTGGCGTATTGTAGGTAGCAATACGGGGGCGCTCTTGGGAGTTAAGGAATAACCGACGAATACCAAATCTAGAGTCGTTTATGGTTACTGGCTTTGCTGTGGATTCTTTAAAAGCCTGCTTACGAGCTCTTTTCATACCGACCAGCGGTTCCACTGCTTTGCGTTAGTGTCTTTGCCTTTAATAGGAGAAGTTACTCGAGTAAGCATGTCCCTAAACTGACGCGGCTTTACCTGCACAGATGAAACCACCCCAGAGGTTACTGGCGAGGTAATTGGTTGCTTCTTTTTCTTTTTCATTAGCCTTTAAATTGACGAGGGGTAAATGTTCCTTCTTCAAGGTTTACCGCTGGCTTATGGGAAGTATCGGTGTTGTAACCGCTTGACTCGCGGTGTTTTTTAGCCAAGTTGTGGTCATAAGCTTTAGCAAATCCCTGCAGGCGCTTAGGCGGCTTTTCTACCTTTGGTTTAGGCTCTGACTTTGGCTTAGTAGATTTGGGCTCTGTAGTCTTCTTTGGGCTTTCCTGCTTTATCTGAGAAGACTTACCTTTACCTTGCTTCTTAGACTTACCTACTTTACCGCCACCAAAAATCTTCTTCTTTATGTTCTCTTTTACGTTATTACCAATAGCCGCAGCACCTTTAAGGTCTGTGGATGCGGTTGATACTGGGCGGCCTAGTCGATTACTCATTTTCTGATTCTAGGTGTTTTTCCTCGCAGTGACGTGCTAAAGACGCCACCACATAGACTTTGTTGCATATTTGGCATTGGAATCTGTCCAACCCTTAACCCTTCGCTAGCTAATGATTCCTTCTGGGTCATATAGCGCAACGGCTTTAGATACGAGTGATTTACCAGCTAATCGGGCATGATGCCCGCAAAACAGTAAATCTCCGTTCATAAAGGTCGCAGCTACTTTTGCAGCGGCTCCACAGGAGTCGCAACGGTCTTGCAGGGTAAATTCGCGAGTATTGGTCGCAGTCTGCAAGATAGCTCCTTAGAACGGTGGGTTAGGATTTTGAGGAAGGAAAGAAGATTTATCAGTATTTGGCTCAGCCGACATCTTCTTATGCTCGGCTTCTGCGTGCTTATCAAAGTCAGCCCAGTCTTCAGATGTCATTGTTGCGTATGGGTCTGGGAACCCTTGGTCGCCGTCGTGTTTCATGCTACACCACTTCCTGCTCCTGTAACGCCAGCACCTGCGGCAGCGCCACTTCCTGAATTCATACTAGCACCCTCTGCAGCTTCCTGTGTGGGTGATTCAGAATTTTCATAACCTTGCATCTCAGACATAGGAGATTCTGCGCCAAAAGTGCCAACAACACCGCTTCCACCAATAGTCATGTAAGAAGGGTATGCTGGGTCAGAGTGCACACCAATGTTAGGAAACTGTGGGTGCTGGCGATAAGATTCGCGCTTCTTCATTACTTACCTAGATAATCGTCAAAAGCTTGGTATGTCTTCTTAGAAGTCTCTGAATAGTCGTTAGCAGCCTTGATGTAGTTGTTGATAAGGGTCTGCATGTCCTCTTTAGGGGCATCACCTGAACGAGCTGGGTCTTTTGCGCGGTCTTCCATTATGGGCGCTTCCTTATTCTCTTAGTTTCTTTTGCAGATGCTGAGGCTTCTCTTTTTTTCTTCATAGCAGCAGCGGCCATGTGGTCACCGCTTACAGGCCCAATCTGACCTGGCTTAGCTAGACGAACATCTTTTACGTAATCTGCATCTGAATTAACAGCCATCTCGCCACCAGTCTTACCGATTTTTGCGTGGCGCGCAGCTGTTCCTTCAGGGCTTTCTTCGCGCTGTTGTGAAATCTCTTGTATCTTCTGGTCAAGAGCGCGTTGTTGCAAAGGAAATAGGGAATCACCCTCACGATATGTAGGCATTACTTCTCATTCTCCTTCTTACCTGCGCGGCGCTTGTTCTCTTTAGCGGTATTCTTGCCGTGTTTCAAAGCGCGCAAGTTACCCTTAGAGTCGTTGCTGTGATTGTTGTCTTTGTGGTCAACATCTACATCTCTAGGTAGCTTGCCGTTCTTACCCTCGTAATCGGCACGAGCTTTGTTTTTAGAGGTGGTTACCCACTTGCCATCTACTTTCTTCTTATAAACGTAGATAGGGCGGCCTCCATTGGCCTTAGAGCCCTTATATGGACCAAACTTTTTTGTCTCAGCCATTAACTATCCTTGTTTTCCTGGAACATATGTGCTGGATGGCAATCCTAATTTACCTCGGATGAAGGACTGAGTTCTTCCGCTCTCAGCCATGACTCGTGCTTGTGCTCCTTGTCCTGGAGTAAGTCCCCAGTTAGGGCTTTGCATAGCCATCTCTTGACCTAAATGAGTTTTCATAAAATCTTCGCTGCGTCCAGATATCTTCATGGCACCAACTGCATTATCTATTGCGTTCCACTTTGATTGAGGAACAGAGCCTTTAGCTGGAGTAAGAGTAGGGCCTTGCATGGCTATTTCTTGACCCAAGTGTTCTTTCATAAACTGTTGACTGCGCCCAGACATTTTCATAGCACCGACAGCATTATTTACCGAATTCCACTCAGCTTGGGGGACTGAGCCTTTAGCTGGACTAAGGTTTACGTTATTTGTATTAGGTGCACTGGGAACTCTATTTGTAACTGGCGATTTAGGCAAGGTCATATTAGGCCCAAGTTTAATAGACGCACCGTTACCTAAAGATACAGAACTTCTATTCGCTGATGCTGGCGCCTGTTGCACAGTGACTGTGTGGGTATCATCAACAGGACGCGGAGGAACAAATATCATTTTTTCTTCTTTTTCTTAGAAACCGCCATATTGTCAATAAGGTTAGGGTATGGACGACCAGCGGCCTTAGCGCGTGCCTTTGCAGCAGACTTCTTAGCTGGAGTGAGCTTCTTAGACTTCTTCTTTGGGTCTGGGGTATCCCATACTTCTTTTGCCATTAGCAGTCCCACGCTCTCAATGACTTGTTAATGCGGCTATTTGGGTCCTTAGCGGTCTTTGAGGATGTGTTCTTAGCCTTCATACCCTCCATGCGTGCGCAGAAAGATTTACGGCGCGCAGCGGACTTAGGAGACTTCTTAGCCTCTGCTTTTTTAACAGGCGGCTTTAAGTTATGGCCTTCTTTCTTTGCAGATGCGCGGCCCTTAGCGTTTAATCCGCCTTCTGGGTTCTGACCCTCTTTGCGGGTCCATGCAGGTGACTTAGCCATTGTTTTTGTGCCAATCCTTTACTGACTCAACGCCTTCAGCGATTGTGTGTGCTCGTCCGTGCTTTGTTAGGTCGATTGTCTTCCAATCGCCATCTTTCTCATTAGGATGAGTGACATAGACGTCGCCATCCTTCTTGTAAACTGCGTGTGTCTGCCCAGCAACTTTAATTACACGACGTGGGTCGCGCGCTCTATCTTTAGCCATTACATCACATCCGATGTTACATCTGAAACAGTAAGTGAAATTCTTTTTTTAGAATCATCTTGCTTATTGTGGTCTGCTGAGCCCTGAGCAAAGTTATTCATGCGACTAGCGGTTGATTCTGAAGTTGCGCCCGCTGTAGCGTCAACAGCACCAGCTGCAGCGCCCTCTGCTGTTCCAGCTGCTGCCTCAGTAGCTGCGCCTGCAATCTCAGGTAGAAATGCTGCCCATGCCATTAGCGCTCTCCTCGATTTCTAATTGAGCGGTTTAATACATCTTGTGCTTGCTCAGATACGTTATAGCGTCCGTATCCTGGCTTTACTCCATCATATTGTCCCATACCGACATGGCGCTTATCATTAACGCCGCCGCGGGTCTGCTTAATAATGTGTGAGCGCCCTGGGTTAGCAGTTTGATAGAACTCACCGAGTGCGCGCTGAGCGCGGGTATTTCCTAGGGCTGGGTCTCTCATAAAGTAATTCTCTCTTATTTCTTTCGCACAGTACGCATATATTCGGTAAAGGCGGCGAGCAACATGGTTATTAGCTCTTCTTGATGCTCTTTATGCTTATCTTCAAAGTGATGCAACCATTGGGGCGCGCTAAATGTGGGGTGGGCGCAACCATTGTTCACATCGTCCCAGCAGAGCTTTGCGAACTTACTTGTCCCACCTGGCACATCCAATTGGTCCCAGAGCCATGTAACAAAACGCATGGTGGAAGTATGACAACTCCAGAGAGATAAATACTATTAAAGGGCTTTCGAATACGCCCGCATAGATACACCAAGAAAGGAACCCCAGCCGTTTGGTCTGCTTGCGCTTCAGGGACGGTTCTGGGGTGTTCAGAATAAGTGTAACAAATAAGTGACCTCCCTGGTGCGCTTTGAGTAGAGGCGTGGGAGGTGCTGTTAGATAAGGATAGCACAAAGCCCCCCATTGCTGGAGGGCTCTGCGTGACAGGTAGCGAATCCGTCAGTTAAGTTTACTTGATTTTGATAGTTTTAGGCTTTAGCTCCTCGGGTAGTTCACGCTCTAGGTGAATTGTGAGGATGCCGTCTTCCATCTCCGCGGAAACTACATTTACGTATTCCGCAAGGGGGAAGGTCTGTGTGAAGGCACGGGCAGCAATTCCCTTGTGAAAATAGCCGTCAGTGTCTTCATCTTTCTTGGGCTTGCTCTTTACAGTGAGTACTTGGTCTTGGAAGCTGATATCCAAGTCAGTCTTCTTAAATCCCGCGAGTGCCATACGAATCTCGTACTT